AATCGATTCTAAGGCACTTTTAATAGCAGGACGATAAAATACACATAAGAGGTGATAAAACATGGCAGGAAAGAAAACTTATTTAGATGGTCATGTATTTGATTCAAAGTTTGAAGCAGGACATTATGCATATTTTAAGTCATTATCAAAAGTAAAAATAATTAAATTACAACCAGAATTTCAGTTATTTGAAGGATTTGAATATTTTGATTTGAAGAAAAATAAAATTATTAAGTATAGAAAAATGATATATACAGGAGACTTTCTAATAGAACTTCCAGATCTTCCAGATATTGATAAACCTATTGTAGTTGAATCTAAAGGATTTTCAAGGCCTGATTATGAGATGAGAAGAAAATTATTTATCAACAAATATAATAAAGAATATTATTTTTTTCAATCTGATAAATTGAAAGACTGTGTGGATTATTTTGGAAAATATAAATAGAGGTGAAATAATGCAAATAATTATGATGAAGGTTAGTGATTTAACTCCATACGCAAACAACCCAAGAAAAAATGATGAGTCAGTTATTTTGGTTGCGAACAGTATTAAGGAGTTTGGATTCAAGGTTCCAATTATAATAGATAAAAAAAATGAAATAGTTACTGGACACACTAGATTAAAAGCAGCAATACAATTAGGATTAAAAGAAGTCCCTTGTATTATAGCAGATGATCTAAATGAAAATCAAATTAAAGCTTTTCGACTAGTAGATAACAAAGTCGGAGAATTCTCTAAATGAGACGATGAATTACTTGGATTAGAGATGTTTAGTATAAATGAAATAGATTTGAAAGATTTTGGATTTGATATTTATGATGAAGCTGATTTTGATACAGATTTCGGTCTAAAGACTGGTGAAAAAGATCCATTTCAGAAAATGACATTTTTCTTTGCAGATGAACAAAAGCAAATTTAGTAAAAAAAATGTTGAAGATAGCAGAAAAAAATAATGATAATGATAATTTTGGAAATACTAATGAGAATGGAAACGCTTTCTACAGAATTGTTAAGGAATGAAGTGAACAAAATGGGAAGAGCTAAAGATATCATTGTTAAAGTTATTCCAAAAGATATAGCAGAAGCATTTGTTAAAAGAAATCATTACAGTGGAAAAGTTGTAGCTTATTCAATCTTACATTTTGGTGTATTTTTAGATGGAAATCTTCATGGTGTTATGCAATTTGGTGGATCACTGTCTAAATCTAAAATGTTAGGTCTTGTTGAAAACACTGGATGAAATGAATATCTTGAATTAAATAGAATGGCTTTTGATGACTATTTACCAAAAAATAGTGAGAGTAGAGCGATATCGATAGCAATAAGATTAATAAAAGAAAAAGCTCCACATATAAAATGAATAGTATCATTTGCTGATGGATCACAGTGTGGAGATGGAACGATATATAGAGCTAGTGGATTTCTTCTAACACAAATTATAAAAAATACTACAATGTGAAAGATGCCAGATGGAGAAGTTTTATCTCATATGTCATTTGCACCAACAATAGGGACACCACATCTTTTAAACAAATATGGAAAAGTTGGTCAATATAGTAATTGATCATCAAAAAGATTTTTAGAACATATAAAAGCAGTACCGATAGAAGGGTTCCAACTAAGATATATTTATCTAATCGATAAAAATTGTAAATTAAATGTTCCAATTCTTCCTTTTGAAGAAATAGATAAAAAAGGTGCAGGGATGTATAAGAGTGAAAAGATAACAATAAAAGAACGCAGAGAATAAAATCTCTGTTAAATGCGTGGATAGTTTACGAGAAGAACGCTGCACAATCCTGTGTATAAGCGACGGTGCGATCCCGATCTCCATGCTCCAAATGCGTTGGTAGTTTAATAGAAGAACATCATTCAATCCTGGATGAAAACAGAGGTGCGATCCCTACTCCAATGCTCCAAAAAAAACAAATTAGTGGTATTAACTTACCCAACTAGAAAAAAACAAGGTGAAGTAAATGAAAACAGGAAGAAAATCAAAATATGAAACACACGTATTACCAAACTTAGAAAGAATACCTAAACTGAGACGAGAAGGATATCACGAAGAACAAATAGCGAGAGTCTTAGGAGTAGGATATTCAACTTTTAAAGATTATATAAGTAACCAACCAGACTTAAGAGCCGCATTAAAAAAAGGCAAAGAGGAACTAGTTGAAGATCTAGCGGACACTT